GAGCAAGCCCTGCAACGTCTCCGACTACGGCATGATCTACGCCGGCGTCCAGAAGAACGTGGGCCCCGCCGGTATGGTGGTGGTCATCATCCGCGAGGATCTGATCCGC